CGCCGTGAGTGGGCCACTCACGGCTGGCTCTGCCATACTATAGCCACCTGACATCCCACCATCGCCACCACCATTGCCAGCGTCATCCATAAACTCCGGTGCATCAGGTAATCAGCCAGCCCCACGCCGGGTGCCATCCGCTGCGGTTGTGCTTGGCGAACTGGTCATCGATCCACGCATAGCTCGACGCCGCCTCTGCCACGCCGCAGCGCACCGCCACAGCCAGCGCCGCCCGGCAATACTGCGCGTAACCCACCGAGCCGCTGGTCTCGTTGTAGAGCTCAGCCATGCCGGTCGGATCGTCCGATGCAAACGGCACCTCATCCGGGTGCATCGCCACCATGCGCATTGCGGCCTCGAGCCAGGACAGATATGTCGGCCCGGTCAGCACCTGACCCGCGGCGTGCGCCACACCAGCGCTGCGCGTGACCTCCCACAGCGCCGGGTCTGACTTGTTGATGACCGTCATCACCTCGTTCTGGCACTTCACCTGAAAAGGTTCGACCGGCCACGGCCCGCCAGCGTAGTGATCGACCGGGACAAACGTGTCCTTGTCGGTGATCGCCGCAGTCAGGCTGCACGTATATACAAGGCCGGTGTTGTAGGGGATCGGCGTCGCGCGCGGCCACGCCTCGCCGTTGGTCCGCTGGACCTCGGAATCGATCTTCCACACCAACGGTTCGCTCCACTCGTCGAAGCCCAGCTGCACGCACATGCCGTAGACCAGCGATTCCATGGCATCCTGCCAGAACACCGCGTAGGTGCCCGCCGGGTGTGTCGCGTTGCCCTGCGAACCACCGAAGGACCGGCAGCGGAACACCGAGTAGATCGGATCTTCGTTGGCCATGTCCTCCAGCATGGACAGCCTGACCTGCTCCATGTGTGCGTGGAACACCGAGCGGGCCAGCAGCCAGCGTGGCGGGTCGTCGGATGAGGCGGCTGCGGCATACAGCTTGTTGCGCAGCGCCCAGGCGCCATACCGGCCCGCCTTGGTGTAGCGGTAGGCAGACGGCTCGCCCATGATCTCTAAGTTCGCCTGGAACTGCAGCGCCTCGAGGTAATACGGGTCACCGGTCAGCAACCACGGCAGATAGCTACACGCAGGCGAATGACCGCTGTCATACGAGACGATGCCGGGCACCAGGGGAACGATCGGGTTGCCGCCCGATGGGTAGTTGCTGAGCTTCGGGTAGTCGTTGATCAGGTCGAGCGGCGCGGCGGTGACGGGGTCACGCAGGTGCATGGACATCGTGCCCGACGCCTCGCCCTGCGCCAGCACGGTGCTGGTGTTGTTACCTTTGCACAACCACTGGGCCTGCCAGCCGGTCATGATGCCGATGTCGGGCCGATCGCCGGTCCAGCCCATGCCGGTGACCATGCCCGCAAAGCCCATCGGCTCGTAGGTCTGCGGCGCCAGATCGGTGATGAACTGGCCGAGCACCGTGCCGTCATAGTGCGGCACCTTGCCCTCGGCTATCAGTGTTTCATGTGAAACACGCACCGGCCTGGGTGCGGACTGCCAGCGCCAGCGGGCATACCACGGATGCGACGGGACCGAGACCGTGGCCACCAGTTCGTCACCGTCCCAGATCTCGGCGGTGTAGGCGCCCAGGTTGGCGGGCGTCAGAGAGGCGACCAGGGGGACACCGAGCTCGACCACGATCTCCTGCCGCCCGCCTTCAGCGTCGGGCCGGAACCACACGGTGAGGCCGTGGAGCCGGTCGTCCTGGCGCGGCGCGCGGAAGCATTGCTGCACGAACGCGTCATCCGGGTCGACGTAGTCGCCGAGGTTCTCCGCGGTCTCCTGCGCATACCAAGTCTCGGTCCCATTGATGGCGATCATGACCGCCAACCCGCCCTCGCCCGGCCCTGGCTCTGGCTCCTCCGGTTCAGGCAGCGTGTTGTCGATGATGCCGCCCGGCGGTCCGATCTCGATCGGCGGTGTGGTGCTGGCAGCCTGCTCCAGTACCGCCACCCTGGCGTTCAGGTCGGCGATCTTCTGCTCATGCTCTGCCAGCACCGCATCGGTGGCACCGGCATGCTGTTCCAGCGCATCGACCGCGTTCTCCAGCGCCAGCACCCGCTGTTCCAGATACAGATCGTCCTCTGGCTTGGCCATGACATGGTTCCAGTTGGCGGGAATCCGCCGGTGGTGGCATGTTACCCACAGGGGGAGCCACCCGCTATGTCGATGATGACGATGCCGTTCACCCACGAGGTGCGGTACGCCGAGCTCAGCTACGCGCAGAAGCGGGCGATCCGCGAGCAGTTGGAGGCGTCGTTCGACTGGGATGACGGGAAGTACGCCGAGGGCGTGTCAGACCACAGCATCGCCGCCGAGGTGGGTGTCGGCTGGTCGCTGATCCGGTATGTCAGAGAACGTGATTACGGGATGGCGCGATGAGGACCGAGCGCATCGGCGATGCGACGCTGTATCTAGGCGACTGCCGGGACGTGCTGCCGGGGCTGTCGGGCGTGGATGCCGTGGTGACGGACCCGCCGTTCGGTATCGAGTTCGCCAGCAACCACGTTGCTACGACGACCACCGCAGAATGGATGCGATCCACGATTGCATGCGATGAGGATACATCTGCGCGAGACGACGTTCTCGCCTGGCACGAACATGCAGCATACGCTGTATTCGCAAGCCAACGCGCCAAGCCTCCATTCCTATGGAAGCATATGCTTGTGTGGGACAAAGGGCCTGCGAGTGGAATGGGCGACTTGTCATTCCCTTGGAAGGCTTCCTTTGAACTGATCTATGTCGGTGGAAGCGGCTGGCGCGGCTTTCGTGATGAAGGGGTTATTAAGGGATGCTGGATGGTGTCTCGCGCCTCGATGGGGCGTGTGCATCCAAACGAAAAGCCGGCTGAACTTCTGCGACACATCGTTGATAAGGCACCCGGCGAAACCATCCTCGACCCTTTCATGGGCAGCGGCACCACGGGCGTCGCCAGCGCGCGTCTAGGCCGCAGCTTCATCGGCATCGAGATTGAGCCGCGCTACTTCGACATAGCGTGTCGCCGGATCGAACAGGCACAGCGGCAGCGCGATCTGTTCGTGCATGCGCCAGTGCCGGTGGACCCGGAGGAGCAGCGCATCCGCGACCTGTTCGCGCCGCTGGCTGCCGACTGAGGTCGCCCCATGACGCTGCACCTGCAACCTGATATACTGGCGCCAGATACGAGCGATTCACCACCACCTGCGGGCGCTGCGTCTCCTCCCAACGACGCACCGCCCGACTTTTCCGCCTTTGATTTCGCCCTCCAGCGCTACAACCGCGCGCCGATCGCCTTTGTGAGGGAGGTGCTCCTGCAGGAGCCCGACCAATGGCAGGTGGAAGCCCTGCGTGGGTTCGCGAGGGGATTCACGCGACACTCCATCAAAAGTGGTCACGGTGTCGGAAAGAGTTGCTTGGCTGCGTGGGTCGTGTTGTGGTTCATCTGCACCCGCGCGCCGTTCAAGTGTGCCCTCACCGCGCCCTCTGCTCCCCAGCTTTTCGACGTGCTCTGGCCCGAGCTTCTCAAGTGGATGGGCCGCATGCCCGAGCAGTGGCAGGCGCTGTGGGACGTGACGACGGACCATATCACGCTCAAGAGCGACAAAGAGTGCTTCGTCACCGCCAGGACCTCCAGGCCCGAGACGCCCGAGGCGATGGCAGGTCTCCACTCCCGGAACATCCTGCTGGTCGCTGATGAGGCGTCGGGCATCGATGAGAAGGTCTACGAAGCAGCCAGCGGCTCAATGAGTAGTTCCGGTGCGATCACGCTGCTGATCGGTAACCCCACCAGAGACTCGGGCTTCTTCTGGCGCACTCATACGCTCGAGCGCGACCGCTGGCGCTGCATGACGGTGTCCAGTGCCGAGAGCACACGCGTGTCGCCCGACTACATCACCGAGATGTCGGAGCGCTACGGCTCCGAATCCAACGCGTTCAGGGTCAGAGTACTTGGCCAGTTCCCATCTGGCTCCGATGATGTGTTCATCCCCGGCGAACTGGTCGACAGCGCGATGAACCGTGACATGGCATTGGACACGGGTGCGCCGATCCTGTGGGGCGTAGACGTGGCAAGATTCGGTGCGGATGCGAGTGTGTTAATCAAGCGCCAAGGCAGTTGTGTCACCGAGCCACCGCGGCGCTGGCGCAACATCGACCTGATGGCACTGGCCGGCGCGATCAAGCACGAGTACGACCTTGCCCACAGCGCGCGCCCCATGCTGATCGTGGTCGACTCGATCGGCATCGGCGCGGGCGTGGTGGACCGCTTGCAGGAGCAGGCGCTGCCGGTGCTGGGCGTCAACGTCGCCGAAAGCCCGGCCAACCAGACCAACTACATGCGCCTCAGAGATGAGCTCTGGGGACGCATGCGCGAGTGGCTCGCCACCCGCACCGTGCGCCTGCCGAGGGACGACCTCCTAAGAGGCGATCTGGTCGCGCCTAAGTACACCTTCAGCAGCACGGGCAAGCTCACCATCGAATCGAAGGAGTCCATGCGTCGCAGGGGCCTGCCGTCCTGCGACTCGGCGGATGCGCTGATGCTCACCCTGGCGCAGCAGGGCCTGATGGTAACGTCAGCGAACCAAAGCTGGTTGTATGATACGCAGCCGGTGATGAGCGCAATCCCAGGAATGGAGTGAGACATGGCGGTTCCTGGTCTACTCGGTGACATCTCCGGGACGGAACGGGGTGAGCAGGGGCCTTTGGTTTCGGATGCAACAATGGCCGACATAATCCGCCGCCTCTATATCGCGGCAACCGGTGGCTATCACGACGGTCCGCTGTTCCCTGAGGGGTCGCCATACCCGCCGCTGGCGCCTTACGACAGGGGCCGCCCGCCGATAGCGAATGAACGACCGGGGCCGATCCCGAACATGACCGTGGACGACTTCCGACGCGGGTTCGATGCCACGCCGCGCGATGATGTGGACTGGTGGCTGCGCTCGAAACTGGAGCCTAGGGAGGCGGATATCTGATGCCCACGCAGCGCGATCGGCGGGCGGTCTCTGGTCTACTCGGTGACATTCCCCGGAAAGCGATAACATGGCGCGGGTTATGCAGCTGATGCGCCGAATGGGAGCGATCTGATGCAGCTGGTTCATATCGAGCGCGTCTCTGCCACCAGCGACGACGAGCGCCTGGGCTTCCTGCTGACGGCACGTGCCAAGGCGGCCGAGCAGGTGGTCGCCGCCAACGTGCGCGCCCAGGCGGCACGACATGACATCCTCGAGCACATCACCCGTCGCCTCCAGGCTGGTGAGGATAGGATCAAGCTGCGCCATAGGCTGCTGGAAAGCGGTATGCCAGACAGCGCCGCCAGCACCATTATGCAAGCCGCCACAGAGGCTGTGCGCCCCACCAGGGTGACCGGCGGTGCCAGCCAGCAGTCGGACCTGCCCTATGGCCAGTCCTAACATCCTGGGCATCGAGGATGAGGAGCGGGAACGGCGCGCTGGCTTGCTTGGTCTGCGGCTGATCGGAGACACGAGTGCTCCAGGTGCCGATACGTCTCTCGATGGATGGTTCGATGACAACGCGCCGATGCTGACAGCGAAGCAGCTGGCGGACCTGATCGAGCAGGAACAGACGCACAGACGCAAAACGCAGTCTCCGTCCGATCCGCGTCTGCTGCCGTTGTCGCCGGCATCGCCAGCCGATGCGTTCGTCGACCGGCCTCTCATGGGTGTCGACCCATACGACCCGAATGAGATGAAGCCGGGCGGTGCAGGCAGGCTGATCCTCGAACAGATGCTAGGTCCATTACGGGATTACAGGACATGAGCCCGCTGCTGTTCGGCGGGTTCTACGGCTACCGCGGCGGCTACTACGGCGGCAGCCCATACTACGGGCCGGGCATCGTCGGGCTGGTCATCTTTGTGCTGCTGATTCTCTTGCTGATGGGGCGCATTTAATGAGCGGCATCCTGCCACCCGGCATACTACCCGGCCTGCGCCAGGGCGTGAACCCGATGGCGCCGCAGGTGGGCCAGCAGGGCATGAACCCACCACAGCAGGGCCTGCTGGCGCCCAACACGCAGAGCTACGGTGCCCCGCCGCTGCCACCGATTGAGGGTCTGGTGCGACCGATGGGCCAAAGGCCCACCGACCACCAGGTCATCGCCACCTTGCTGCCCAGGCGCAAAGACGAGGACATCCCGGACGACCCGACCGACGACCTGCCACCGGAGATCCGGCCTTATGCGCTGGGCCTGCGTCCGAGCGTGCAGCCATCCTCGACCGAGTGGGTGCAGGAGATCGTCTACCAGCGCCTCGGCAAGGAGGACCACGAGATTGCCGAGATCAACCGATACTACTTTGGTATCGCGCGAAACTATGATGAAGAGCTGAGCGGCCAGCGTGTTACCGCCAGCGAGTACTACAACGGCAAGGGGTTCGGCGACGAGCCGGCACTGAAGGGCCGTTCCCAATTGGTTATGACTGTTGTTAGGGATACGATTCGTTCGACCCTCCCGAGCCTCCTGCGCGTGTTCACGGGCGTCGAGGACCCGGTGCATTTCGAGCCGATCAGCAACGAGATATCC